ATGGCGTACTGATCCAGCACCCCGAGCCCCTGCCCCGGCGCATCCCCGCCGATCGGCACCGCACGGCACCCCGGCAGCAGGCTGATGATCCGCTGCGTCAGTGCCTGCAGGGCCAGCAGGCTGTCAGCAGGTGAAGGCACCATCACGCCAGCCGCAACGGCAGCCGAGGCGATGGTGCTACCCGCCAGCGCATAGCTAAGGGTGAACGGTGAGGAGGTGGTGGCAGCGGTGACCGTAAACGTGCCGTTCAGGGCAGCGAAGGGTGCAGGCAGGCCCCTCACCGCAACCTGGCTCCCAACGCTGATGCCATGGGCGGCTGCAAAGGTGATTGTGGCGGTGCCTGACGCAAGGGCAGCGTTGGTGATCGCCTGCGGGGCTACCTGCAGGGCAGACCACTCGGACACGTACAGCCGAAACTGCGGGTTCAGCCCCGTTTCACCGGTCATGTACGGCTCTGTGCCGTACTCGGGATTAGCGAGGATCACCACCTCCAGGCCCGCAACCGCAACCCCCTCGGGCAGCTGCTCATTGCGCCGCACCACTGCGATGGCAGGCATGGGCGTGCCACCACGAGGGGTGTAGGTGCCCAGGCTGGATGCCACCACCGCATCGCCCGCCAGCCGGTCGTAGAGCCCCAGTGCGTTCGTGGGCAGTGTCATGCCTCAGCTTTCCCGGAAACCTGCCGCAACCACCGCCGATGCCAGCCATGGAAGCCCGCTCCTGCCCACGCTGCGGCGCCCGGTGGCTAAACGGGCAGTTGTTCTGGAACACCGGCAAGAAGGCCTCAGAGCTTGATCTAGCGGGCCTGGTCTGCAACATGGTCAACGGCCCCGCCTGCATCAACCCGTGCAAGGGCCGCGAGGGTGGCGACACCTGGGCCAAGCGCATGGAACGGGTCAGCCAGCTGTTTAGCGCTGAGGCATAAAAAAGCCCCGGCAGTACCGGGGCCTATCAAATCAGTTATCCGGAATTTCCGGATAACTGAGCAGATCTACCACTTGACCCTATTCGCCCAGTAAGCGGCGCTCATCGGGCCCTTGGCGATGTTCTCGGCATGCCGGGCCTTGAAGCTAGCGCGGCGGGCTTGCTGGGCCTTGGTGCGCGGCTTATCACCGGCACCCTTGACCCCCTGCTGACCGAACCGGATCAGCCGGACCTTCTCACCCTCCTTCGCCAACACTGCATGGCTCTTGGTGGCGTGCTGGGGGGTCCGCTTGGGCTTGTTATAGCCCTGAAACGTCTCCCCCCGAACAGTGATTGCCATGATCAGAGCAGGTCGAGGCCCACCTTGCCGTAACCAGTCAAGGTCACTTTGAACTTGATCACGCTGCCAGCAGCCTGCTCGGGCTGGTAGTTCTCGAAGAACCCGTAGCCGTACTCCACCTGCTTCCCGTTGTTGGGGCCGATGACGGCGTAACGCACCATCAGCTTCTCGGTCACGTTGAACTCTTCGCAGAACCGCATGGCACGCCACGCAGGATCGGCGTAGTTCATAGCGCCCTCCACGCTCCAATCCTTCGTCCGGGAGGTGGGGATGGGGGTGTCGTAGCTCCCTGCCTCGTCGTCATAGATCATGACGCTTTCCTTGTTGGTGCTGTTGCTCGGCTGGATGTTGGTCAGCCCCAGCAGGCGGAACGGGGGATCGGTGCCATCGAGCAGCAGCGAGGGGGCCACCACACCAGCGGTTACGGCAGCGGTGGTGATCGCGGAACCGGTCAGGGCATAGGTCAGGGTGAAGGGTGAAGCAGTCGTAACCGCTGTCACCACGAACGACCCGTTGAGGGTGGTGAAGGGAGCAGGCAGATCCTTGACGGCGATCCGCTTGCCTACCTCTATGCCGTGCGCAGCCGCGAAAGTCAGGGTTGCGGTGGTGGTAGTAGTGACCGCATTGGTAACCGCCTTGGTGCCGACCCCTAAGGCGAAGGTGTCGCCAGTTCCGGCAGTGATCACCGTGGCGGTGGTGCTTTGAGTGGTGGTGTTGTTGATGAACTTACCGGTGCCGAGGCCACCGCCAGTCACCAAGGTCAGGTCCACCGAGGCCGATTTCATCGGCACAAAGAAGAACCGGAACCCGTAGGCCTGTTCCCACGTTTGGGGCATGATCGTTCCGGCGCTGCCGGTGCGTTACCCCGCAGGTTTCCTCACGGCTTAAGCCCCCTCAGCGGCTTAGATAGGAAAACTGAGGTATGGCTTCCTTTCCTCGCGGTGTTTCCCATTGCCCCCATAACCCACGGCGCCCGTATCAGGCTCGGGTGTGGTGGGCTGGTAAGCGCTGGTCCCTTGGCTATTTCACATCGATTCAGGCAGCAGCGCAGTCGGTAGAGAATTGCTATCGAGAGATTGAGCGATGGGCAGCCATGAATCTGCCGCCGCCCATGCTGGCGCTGCAGCATCGGGAGCGCTCGGTACCAGCAGGGTCACCAGCCGCTGCGAATCATCCGCCAGCCTGAAGGTTCGCTCCTGCCCCGCTGCAGTCTCCTCAGCCAGCAGCAGGCCTCGCCAGCCGTCCTGATGTTCAACCGGGGCAAGCAGCAGGGCATCATCTGCCAGCAGGGCCAACAATTGAGGCGGTGGCGTCCCCTCGCCGGCGGTGGCGAGGGCGTCGTAGAAGGCCAACGCAAAGCCTGGCACCTGGCGTAGCTCGCAGAGAGCCAGCATCGCCGCACCTGCAGCAGCAGGGGGCATGTCGGCGGTGGCCTCGTCCTTGGGCGGCAGGAAGAAGCAAAAATCTTCCATCTTGTACGGCTCGCGGCGCTTGTCGGTATCGCGGTGGATTGAGGCGTACCAGGAGAGCAAATTGGCTATCGGTCGCTCTGCTGCGTGCAGCCGCTCCCTCAGGAGGCGGTTGCCGTGGTCGAGCGCTTCCCAGATGAAGGCCTCCGGGCACCAGGCGAACCGCTCGTGGGTGAAGGCTGGGTTGTGGGGCCAGAGGTCACCAAGGCGCCAGAAGATGACGCCCCAGTCGATTGGGGCAGGTTGGGCTTTCCCAGGCTGTCGGCCATCAGCTGCAGTGTCACCTCAGGATCAGCCGGTGCGCTGCCACCACGCTGTTCTTTCAGCATGAAAACGTAGATGGCGTTACGAAGGCCCTCGGTGAGGTTGCGGGTGTCGTCATCGGTCCAGGCTGCGCACTCAGGATCCACCTTCCCCAGGCGGTAGACAATGGCTGCGGTGACAAGCCGGGTCACCTGGGCTTCATTCTGAGCGGAGAGGCGATTGTCGATTTCACGGATCAGCCGATGCTCCCTGTGCCGGATGGTGTCCTCCAGCGGCTCCAGTACCACGGGGATCCCAACATGTCGGGCCATCAGGCGAACTGAAACAAGGTTGGCCGTAGCCTCAGGCAGCTCGTCCATCTCGCGGATGATGCTGGCCAGCCGGTGGGTCTGCACATTAACGGTGCCCTGGTAGTCGATCTCATCGAGCAGCATCCGCTCCCCAGCTAGGAGGCTGTTGAAGACGGGAAACTGCAGGATGCCCACGGTTTCATCGCCCACCTGCTCAACCTTGACTTCCGGGGCGGTGACGAACGGGAGGGGCACGGTGCTGTTGTGTTTTCTCAGCTTGCCGTTGTGGCTTAGGGAAGCGCAATGGCTTATGATGTGGGGGCGGGGGGTTGCGCTGGCGTGGGCGAGCGTCTGACGCTACGACCGCCGCCCTTTTCCCCGGCACCCATTCACCACCACCGACCGACCATGAGCAAGACAGTCAAAGTTCGTATTGCCGTTTCAGTTGACAGCGCTGGCGCATGGTCATCAGCAGGTTGGAGTAGCTCCAGTTCAGAGAATTTACACAGCTACACAATCGACTCGTTGGAGCCGGGTGAAAACCGTTACTGGCTAGAGGCAGAGCTAGAGGTTCCCGAAACCAAAACCATCACCGCCCAAGTCAACCAGCTGCCGGCAGACTAGGAGCCAGGGCAAGGCTGATCGGCGGTTCTGCATCAGAGGAAGAGATTCAATTAAGAAATCAGATCGAAAAGGAGTGGGAAGAATGGAAAGCAAAGCAGCCTAAAATAGTGCTGAGCACTAAGGAGATGCTTGAAAGAATCTAAGACCCCGCCACCACCTTCTGAATCCGCTGCTGCAGCTTCACCCCCAGCGGGAACGGCGTAATCCCCGAAGCCTGCACGGTGCCTCTCACCGCATCAGTCCAGGGCCTGGCCGGGAGGATGGTGCCATTGCGCAGGCGGGCCCCCTCGTGTACGGCGGTGGCGTAGTTGGCGCTCCAACGGGCCTCTAGGGCGTAGGGGTTGGGCGAGGAATAGGCAAACGACTGGCGAAGGGTGCCGATGTCAACGATGTTGCGTGGGCTGCCGACGCTTCCGACTCGGCGCTTCGTCTCTCGTGGCCAGTTCCACGCTGAAGGGTTGAACGATTCCTGATAGCGACCAATCAGCTCAACAAAAGTGTTTTGCACGGCCTCGGCTAGCTTCCCGTTCAGCTCCCCCGGACCGGGGCCTGTCACCGTGGTTTCAACGCGGATGCTCATGGCTAGATCGCAGTGGAAAGGGCAGCCCTGAACTTGTCGCCAAGAGCCTCCCGTAGCTCGATGCCGATCCCGCCCACCCCGAACGGCTGGCTAAGCTCCAGCATCCTCAGTCGCCCCTGCTCGGCACCATCGGCCAGGGTGGGCAGCACGGTGAGGTTAGTGAGCACCGCCTCCCCTGTGGCTCCAGGCAGCATCCCAGCAGGCCTGTAGCCCGTCTCATTCCAGCTCAGAGAGGCACCAGCCACTAGCCAGCTTGCGTTGCCCAGCAGCGCCCAGCGGGTCAGGTAGCCCTCCAGGATCAGGTCACCTGCCTTGACCCCCGGTAGATTCTGCTCACTGCGGCCCTTGGCCTTAGCGAACGCTTCGACCAGCATCGCAGGTCCAGCAGCAGGCACCCCCGCACGGAAGTTGGTGATCGTTCCTGGCGGTTGCCACAGCATCCGCAGGTTGGCGTAGGGGGCGAAGTCGGTAGCCATCAGCTACGAACCAGCATCGCCATGCCGCTGCCGCCTCCAGCGACCGGCTCGATCCCCAGGGTCTGGAAGATTCGCCCTTTTAAGCTGGCCAAACGACCGCCGAGCACGGCGCCTGCCGTCCCACCAGCGCCGCCGCTCTCGTACTTGACCCGCAGCAGGCTGGTATCCCACTCCAACACGTCGGCCTTGCTCTTCAGGTCGTCGCGGCTGAGGGTCTTTCCAGGGGTTGGGCCTTCGTAGCTCGCCGCATTGTTGAGGTGTGCCGTCCCGCTTTCCACCTGATCCGCATAGTCCGTTTCCAAGTTCTCGATCTCGTCGATCCATCGTTGCACCTGCACGACAGCAGCGGATGAGGTGATCGCCACCCGGTTCAGGATTGAGGTCAGCTCCGTCAGGTTGGTCACCGACAAGGGCCAGCCCGCGTAGCCACGGATCAGCTCACGGTCATCACGTGGGGTGATCCGCCACAGGTTGTTCAGAGTAGGGATGGCCATGGCGCCGCACGATCTGGCCCAGGTTTCCGGGAAAGCTCAGGTAGTGATCGGGTTCCCCGTGTACAACGACAAAGCAGGCAAGGGCGCAATGGGCAAGGCAGGCAAGGGCACTGCCAAGGGCCCGAAGCCAGCGATGGCGAAGAAGGGCAAGCCAGTAAAGGGCGGCGGCATGAAGGCGAAGTGATCAGGCCTGGCTGCACTACGATTTGAAGGTTGCTTCCGCAGCCAGCCAGCTCCTGATCTGCTCCTCCCTGGCGGCAGCGTGAAACGGTTGCGCCTGATACCAGGCCCATACATCGCAGTGGTTCTTGCTGCCGTTGCAGCCAGCACATGCCGGCACAAGGTTCGATCGCACCGTCATGCCCCCCTTTACCTTGGGGATCACATGGTCGAGCGTGATTTTCTCCGGCTCGCATCCGCAGTAGGCGCACGCACCGTCCCACGAATTGATGATCTCCCTCCTGAAGCTGTTTTTGGTGACACGTTTGGAAACAAGCTCTGATCCTTCAATCCGATAGGACAAAGTGTTACTCGGTGAAGACCGGGAATGAACCAACGAAACCCATAGAGCTGTGCAGGAAGCGCATCCCCTGCTGCGGTCGCTCGGGCCTGTAGCCCTGCCGGTGGCCATAAGGAGCGCAACCGGGAAGGCTGCCATTTCCGGTAGCCCTACCAAAGTTCAGGGTATGAAAGTGGCCGTGGAAAGTATTATCGGCTGGGATGCTCTGATCGAGGTTCTTAACGTGCTTGTCCACGTTCCATAGCGGGCCAGCAGCGCCACCGTTGTATTTAACAGAATCGCCGTGAAAGAACCTGATCCGCTTATCGTATAGATCGAGGTAAAGGCAGTCAGCATCAGCGATCTGCCACACCAAGCGCGGTTGGTCCCTGTAGTGCCTCCTGAGGTTGTGATACATCAAATGGGCAAAACTGTTCTCAGTAGAATTGCTCTGCTGTTTTTTCGTGGTTCTGTCATGGTTACCCACATTGCAAGGCACCATGATGCGCTCCAGATCGGAATGGGCCAGCAGGTAATCAAAGCCCCGCACCAGGGCTAACTGACACCGCACGATCTGTTGCGTGGTGGTAAGGGTTTGATTCTGCACGGCGTCGTTGTGCAATTCTCCTTCAATCATGTCCCCGCCGAGCCACACGCAACCCTCGCGGATGGTCATGGTGTTGCGCTGACCGTTGATGATCTTCAGGGCATTGCGAAACACCGCATCAAGTCGATCATCGAAAATGTCAGGCGAAAATTCGTTCAGCTCATTTACCGCTGATGGCTTAACCACCATGCCGCAGTGAATATCGCTAATCATTAGGATCGGTGCTGCTTCCTCTTCTTCAGGATCTTCCGGCAGCTCGATGGTTCCCTGATCAAAAATGTCCCTGATCTCTAGGGCTGTGATCAGCGCATCCTGCACCGTTTCCAGCTTGGCTAGAGCACGCTCTGCCGAGGCCTTGGCATCCCTCACCTCAGCCCTGAGCCTGCGGGCGTCGAGCTGCAGCGCCAGCAGATCCTCTGAGGTATCGCTGCGCTTGTTATTGGGGCACATGCCAGGCAGGCAGAAGGGTCGCCGCTTGCCAGTCTCGGTCTGCCACTCGATCGCGCTTTCCCCAATCCATGCCCTACAAGAACTGTTTCGCCTGCATTGAAAGGTGCGCTCCGACATGGTTTTAGGCCAGCCTCTGCAGCCAGACGCGAGCGCTGAGGCTGATGCTGCGCTCCAGCATCGTGCAAATCCTGTCCCCGGCTTTGGCAGGTAGGGTCAGGGCCACATCACGCAGCACCTGGCGGGTGGCCTCCTCATCCCTGGCGCCGACCGTGGCGTGCAGGGTGAGGAATGCCCGGAGATCAAGGGGCATGGCGCGGCGTTGCGTTTCCCTAGCTTGCCAGTTTGCGTTGGCAACTGCAGTGGCTTACGATGGGCGAGCCGGAGGGTTTCCTGTTCTGCGGGGGACTGTTGTACCTCCGGCACCCCTTTCACCACCACCGACCGACCATGCCTGAACCCGACTTTCGCGCCGCCCTGCAGCAGCTTGCTGATGCTGCTGACGCGTGGCAGATGGAGCCCGCAGCGGATGACCCGCTGGCCAACGCCATGATTCGCGCCCGCAAGGTGCTGATGGCCGATGAGGTAGCTGAACTGGTGGATAAGCTAAGAGGTGACGCCGAATGCATGGGATCGCGGCGCGATCTAATGCTTTTGACTCGCAAGGATATGTTGCGCATTGCCCAATTACTAGAAAGTGCTGCCACGGCCTCGGCTGGACCTCCCGAACCCGACGCAGACCACGTCCTGCGGTTGGCCGAGATCATCAGGGAAGTGGATGGCAAGCACGAGCTAGGCG